CATTTGGAGACAGCGCGGTACAGGAATGGCCCAAGCTCTACGTGGACGGAGTGTTGAGCCTGCATCTGCTGGATGTAAATGGACCATCACCTTTTTCTTGGTTGGATTTCGGTATAGACGAGTGGACCTATAACAACACATATGTAGAGGTACTCCCTACTCTCTCTAGCTCTTGGTGTGTTTCTGGATGCACTGACGAGACAGCATGTAACTACGTAGTAGGGGCAGCCTTGGATGACGGGAGTTGCGAATACCCAGAATTGTATTACGACTGTGACGGGGAGTGCGAATACGACACTGACGAAGACGGTATATGCGATCAGCTCGAGGTGCCTGGCTGTACTGACCCAGAGGCAGATAACTACAACCCAGAAGCAACGGACGATGACGGGACGTGTGAGTACACTCCGAACTTTGTTTGCGAAGTTTACGACGTAGATGAGCTGAACGTGTACCCCAATCCCTTCAACGATATAGTGTACGTGTCAACGCTCCCGCAATCTGTATGTAGGGTAAGAGACATAAACCAACGTATAGTTATCGAAAACACAAGCTCTTCGGTTATCGACACATCGCCACTACAGAAAGGTATGTACCTGATTGATTGGATTGTGGATGGCAAAGTCGTTGCAATCAAGAGGATTATAAAAGAATAAAATGGATCTCGAAGTAATTAGATTTAACAGTGGCGAAGATTCCACTAACGGTGTGTTGTTTGATATTACTGACGGCAGAAAATTTCTGTGCTACACACTAGAAGATGAGCAGCGAGAAGAGAAAGTGTTTGCAGAGACCTGCATACCTAACGGCAAGTACGAGATACGCTTCAGAAAGGTGGGAGGGTTCCACGCAAAGTATTCCGATAGATTCTCTAGCTTTCATAAAGGCATGCTAGAGGTTTGCGACGTACCCAACTTCAAGTACATACTGATTCACTGCGGCAACACAGACGAACACACAGCGGGTTGTTTATTGGTGGGTGACACCCAAGAAAACAACAACATCAAAACCAATGGTTTTATTGGTAAATCTACCCAAGCGTATAAAAGGATTTACCCACCAATTGCAGAGGCTTTAGAGCGAGGAGAAAAGGTTACGATCAACTACACAGACTTCTGGTGCTGCTCTAAGTCTCGGTAAAACCTTTGGACAAATAGTCTTGCTTTCTGGGTTATAGCATATCTAACCCTGTAGTTGTATTTCGTTTCTTCCCTGAAGATGTGATCCTCATATGTGTCTGAGGGTGTAAGCTTATCGAAATGCTTGTATATGTACCCAGCATTTACCAGGGGGTAGATATATCTCTTTCCAATATTTGATTCGCTCACATCAAAGTCTTTGCTAGCGTACTTGATGGTGAAGAACTGTAAGTCATACGCCCACAGTAAGAACTCCACCTTGGAGAAATCCATCCCAATAATTTTGGAGTACTTGAGCCTCGCCTGCTTTAGACCTTTCAGGTAATTTTTATTTACATAGACTCGATCTTGTTTAGCAAAATCCCTGAATAAGATTTTTCTTGGTACCTTACTTCTAGGCATATAGATTAAATTTGTTTCAACGCAAACCTATGACAAAAGAATTTCAATTTCTCATGCATATGCAACGGTTGATGTTTGAAGCAGAAGCATTGGCCAAGGAATATGATGTAGAAGATAGATTCATATCTATTATGTTTGCTGGTCTTATCACCGAAACGCTCGAGGGTGAGGCAAAACTGAATGCCATGTACAACATGAACATTCAAGACTTTAATGAACTGCAAGAAATACTAGACTTTATAGATAATGCATATCAGAACGAGACAAGGACAAGTCTCAATGATGATGATTTAAACGACCTGTTAAGTGGGACAGGCATAGAACTAGAGTAAAATGGATGGAGTAATTAGAAAGATTGTCATTGGGAAAGACCCCAAGGACGCAATGGCCTATTACATAGGCATGAGAGCTGGAAGGGGAGAGGTAAGCGCTATCATTTGTGATGAAAGACACCTTCATAAATATGGTAAAATGAGATATTTGATTTACCTTCAGGACAGCGATTCGCAAACCCTTTGGAAGAGCATAGATGACATGCCCTGCATGTTAGAGTTTGACTGCAACTTTTGATATGACAAGGAACGAACTGTATACAACTGGAGGAGAATTTGTTCTTCCAGACGGATCGGACTACATTGGGGGCTATCATGTTCACTTCAGCAGGGGTGCCATGGTAGGATCGTTTCATAAAGTAGAGCCGCACAGTAGGTTGACACCAGTTAATGATTCTGTTCGGATGCTTGTTGAATCAATTATGGAGGAGCTCGTAGGTGAAAGCACCGTGAGCACTTCATCTTCTCCTCGAGTATCTTCGGGGGGCGCTTCAGGAGGTTACTAAAGACCAACTTAATTTAAATAAATGAAAACCTTTAACCTGTTCGTTGTCGAGCTAGACAAGACCGTCAACGACACCATCACAACCAATAGCGGATTAGAGCTATACATAGCAAGTAGATTCAATGAGTTTGAAAACAGAATTACAGAAGGCCCTGTCGTGGCTGTCCCGTTCAAGTACGAAACTGGCGTCGAGCCTGGCGACACGTTGTACTTCCACCATCTCGTGGTTGTCAACGAAGGCCAGCCACTTACTGGTCATGATAATCACTACCTTGTCAGGTACGATCAAGACCACGCTATCAATAATCAAGCTATTGGCTTTAAAAGTAGCAGTACTGGTACTATCCACCCTCTTGCGGGTTGGAGCCTTCTTGAGCCTGTCGAAGAAGAGAAAGTTCAAGAATCGGACCTTATCGAAGTTGTCAAACTTACAGAGAAACCAACAACAAGAGGTAGAGTCGCATTTACGTCTCCTGGGATTGAAGAGATAGGACTGGAGGTCGGAGACATCGTTGGATTTAAAGAGAACCGCGACTACCGCATTAAGATTGACGGGAAAGAATATTACCGTACCCGTGTGGAAGACTTAATGTATAAAGAGCTCTGATATGTTTAGTAAGGAAGAAATTTTTGCTCTCCTTTCTGACGAAGGGGCTTGGCTTGCTGATGGCTTTGACGCCGCAGTAATAGGAATCACATTTGGTGTAAACATGGTGGCCGTATACAGCGTACAAGCGTGTATTGATATTTTAATGGAGGAGGATAAGATGAGCTTTTCAGACGCCATTGAGCATTTTGAATACAATATTGCTGGGTCTTACTTAGGTGAGAAGACACCGATATTTGTTTACGATATTCAAGAAGATGCCTAAGTTTACTACAGTGAGCGCTGCGCAGCGGCTTATGTCTAGTATGGAGGTCGCCATCAACAATATGATTGATGAAATCAAAAAACCTGTTGATCCAGAGATCAACGGGAGTGCGCGTAAAGCTGAACTGCAATCAATAAAGCAGACAGCCACAGATTGTAAAGAACTAATTGTTGAAAGACAGCGATTAGAACAAATGATAAAGGACCTAAACGAAAATGGATCTATCGAAGAAGCCAGAGACTACAGCGGAGGATTCGCTGAAAGATTCTCAAAGTAACCCTAGCGGGCTGATTTATTGGGACGATTATGACTTTGATAATCAGTCAGTTACGATAGAACACTTAAAGGTAAACTTTAAGCTCTCTTAGCTCAGTGGTAGAGCAGCGAACTCATAATTCGTAGGTCATTGGTTCAAATCCAATAGAGAGCACAGCATGCCATATAAGAGGAGGGAGGATCAAGCGGCTGCGGCAGCCAAGCACTACAAGGAGAACAAGAAAAAAATTATCTCTAGAAGTTCGGCTAGAAACAAAAGGCAGAAAAAGAAGAACAAGGAGTTTGTATACAGGGTCAAAAGAAGATACAACTGTGTTGACTGTGGAGAGTCAAATCCCATAGTTCTTGAGTTTGATCATGTAAGGGGAGATAAGAAAAAGGCAATAGCTGATATGGTGGTAAACTATTACAGCATAAAGACCATAAAAGAAGAAATGAGAAAGTGTGAGATTAGGTGCGCTAATTGTCACAGAATAAAAACATCAGAAAGAAAGAATAAATTAAAATGAAAAAGCTAGCCGTAAAGATTGAAAAGCACAAGGTTCGGAGAAAGGGGGTGCATTCAAAGACGAAGCACTCTAAGCACAAGGGTTCGAAGAATTATGTAAAAGCGTATGCTGGTCAAGGTAGATAACTATAAAGATGAGGCGATCTGCATTTGCCCCAACGGTACGCAAGGTGATGTTATCGAACTCGGCGGGATACTCATTGTTCTTCCCACTGCGCCGCCCGAGAAGGAGATTGCTGGATATGGGAGATCAGCAGACCTGCAGATGTGGGAGAGAGTACCTATGCCCAAGGAGCTGTCTCGGATTGGCTCTATGGATGAGTGGAGCGAAATGCCGAGGGAGTTTAGACAAAAGTTTTCTGCATATATCGAAGAGGAGTTTCGCCGTCGGCGTGAGGGCTTTTGGTTTTACAATAATGGTGAGCCTACATATATTACAGGGCGTCACTACATGATGCTGCAGTGGACCAAGATTGATATTGGTTATCCTTCTTATCTAAGCTTTCAAAGAGACATCTTTATCCATATGTTGGCCTGCGAGGTTGACGATAGATGTCTAGGTCAGCTATATACAAAGTGCCGTCGTAGCGGATACACTAATATCTGTTCTGCTGTCTTGCTTGATGAAGCGACTCAGGTAAAAGACAAGCTGATGGGCATACAGTCAAAGACTGGTAAGGACGCTCAAGAAAACATATTCATGAAGAAGGTAGTGCAGATGTTTAGGCACTATCCTTTTTTCTTTAAGCCGATTCAGGACGGTACTACCAACCCTCGTATGGAGCTGGCGTTTCGTGAGCCATCGAAGCGTATCACGAAAAACAACAAGACTTCTCAGAAAGGTGAAGCGTTGAATACGGTGATCAACTGGAAGAACACCACTAACAACGCATATGACGGTGAGAAGTTGCATATCCTGTATCTGGATGAGGCAGGCAAATGGGAAAAGCCTACAGACATACGGGATGCGTGGAGGATTCAGCGCACCTGCCTTATCGTAGGTAGAAAGATTGTTGGGAAGGCACTGGTGGGGAGTACGGTAAACCCCATGCCCAAGGGCGGTAAAGAATACAAAAGCCTTTGGGAGGACTCTAGTCCATTAGAAAGAAACAAAAACGGAAGAACACGCAGTGGACTATATCGATTATTCATCCCAGCCTATGAGTCTCTTGAAGGGTTTTTTGATGTTTACGGATATCCAGTCGTTGAAGATCCTGATTCGCCTGTTGACAGTCTTGACGGTGATAGCATTAGTATTGGAGCTAAGACGTATCTCAAAAACGAAAGATCATCATTAAAGGACAATGCCTCAGAAATGAACGAGGTTATTCGTCAGTTCCCATTTACCTCTGACGAAGCGTTTAGAGACAGTATCGAGGGCAGCGTATTTAATATCGGCAAGATATACGAGCAGATAGAGCACAACGAAGACCTATTTCCTAACCCTGTAGTCGTAGGGAACTTTGTGTGGAAGGGAGGGATCAAGGATACTGAGGTAGTTTTTACCCCAGACCCCATAGGTAAGTTTAAGGTTTCCTGGATGCCACCACCAGAATTTAGAAACAAGAAGGCGCAGGTACGCGGCAAGCGAGTGGCACCTAATTCAGAGGTGGGTTGTGGCGGAGTTGACTCCTATGACCTTGACGCTACGGTAGACGGAAGAGGTTCTAAAGGTGCGCTGCACCTGTACAATAAATTCCACATGGAGCATCCATCTAATATGTTTGTATTAGAGTATGCGTCTAGACCGCCCCTAGCCAAAATATTCTATGAGGACGTATTGATGGCTGCTGT